TCATAGCAAGCTCAACAGGTGAAAGGAAAGTCCTGTTGGCGATGAAGTAGGAGCTATACTATTTCTCCTCTTCATGGTTATAGTATGTATGTGATAGAGTGTTCAAATCGGAAATCCGAGACACCACTATAATGCCTAGGAGGTGGTATCATTGTATGGCTAGTAAAGGTGCACCTATTGGACTATGGGTCGATACTCTTGACGTAGAAAACTGCGTTAGGGTTAACGATTTACAGCCCGTAACTAATGCAATATTCATCGACAATCGCAGTTTCACTCGCGATGGCGTACTCAGCCAGGAGATCTTCGGTATATCACAAGAAGATCGCAGAAATCGATTCGCGTATATCGATCTGGCCCCTTATCACTATATGCAGCCGCTTGCGGCAATGAAGCTGTCATCTTACGACAGAACACTCAGCGATGCTCTTTTCGCTCGTGGTTCATATTCATTGACCAAAGATGGCACGTTGGTTCCGGATGAGAACGGAGATTCTGGTCCTGAGTTTGTGTACAAGATCTGGGGTAAGGTCAAAGTCAAAGAAAAGAGCACCGAGATTACAAAAGAGGTCGAAAAGTTCTATCAGCAGCCCAAAGAGAAATTGTTCATCACTAAGCTGCCTGTTATCCCACCGTTCTTCAGGGATATAAACATCAGTGATGTTTCATCCTCCAAGAACTCCAATATTATCAACAACAAGTACTCGTCGATCATTTCGTATACTCAGACCATGGTAAACTATACAGATGGCCTGGGACACATGACTCGTCTTACACAAGCACGAGTGCAAACGTTGATCGTTGAGATTTACGATATGTTGATGATTAAAGAGGTGAAGGGTCAGCCTTCGAAGTTCGGTATGCTCCGTCGGTCTTTAGCTGGTAAGAACCTTCCGTATACAGCACGATTGGTTATTACCGCTCCAAGTCTGAATAAAGAATCTGTGAATCAGGTACAAGTCAAGTTCGGATATGCTACTATTCCACTTGCGTATATCTGTTCACTCTTCATGCCGTTCATGATCCATAACCTGAAAGAGTTCTTTGAGTCTGAGTTTATCCGTGGCGGTAAATATCCTCTTGGTACTAAAGATAGCAATGAGCTGACATATACAGAGTTTACCGAGTCGTACGATGAGAATGCTATCACCGCTATGATAACACGGTTTATCAACTCACCAGGCAGTCGGTTTGATGTTATGATGACGCCTCCTGATGTCAATGGTAAACGTTATCCGATGAGAGTGACCGGAAGGTACAATAAGAACAACACGACGTTTGCACGAAACGCAACGATAACGGATATACTGTACATCATTGCAGTACGAACAGTAGCAGATAAACACGTTCACATTACACGGTATCCGATGGATAATCCTAACGGTCAAAACCCGTATCGGATCATCGTAGCTACTACGATCAAAACCGAACCAGTGACCATCGGCGATACAGTTTATGAGTTCTATCCTGTTATCGCTGGAGATCCATTGAACGTGTTCATGTCTACTGGTCAATTCAGCAATACTATGCTCAAACGAATGGGTGCGGATACGCCCTATAAATCCTGGGCACAAGAAGTCCGCGGTAAAATCTGTGAACGCCTAACAAGCGGTGTCGCGTAAAGTGGCTAACGGTATCACTTAAAATAAGTTGATGTTGAGATTTAACCCACCTCAACGCCGTTATATCAACGAATGCAGTGACTAAGAGAACCAAATACCAGCCCACCCATAAAGGGCAGGCTGGTTATGGTAATACCGTGCTTGGATGTATAGAGGAATCTATACTGATGAGTGTGGAGGCTATCCGTAAGGATTAGGATCTAGTGGTAGCTAGACACCGAAGCGCAGATCCTCTGAGAGTAACGGAACCCAGAGTGATGAGATAGCCCAAGGTTCAATCAAACCCATTTCTTTTTGCGTAATCATTGACAGCCTTTAACGATTTTTCGTACAGTTTATAGTACTCCAAACCGCTGTTTCCGTTATTGCCATTGGTTTTGCCTACATCGCGTTTGGCCTTAACGAACTCTGCAACGATTTTACGGCGCTTGGGGTTTACGAAAAAGATGAAGTAGCGGTTCTTAATGAAGTTTCCTCTACGGGCGGCATCAGGCACACTGGATTTGACAATCCCTAGATCGAGATGTATATTCTTGGTCCCTTTCAGGTACGTATACACACTGAAGTTATCAGCGGTATCAACCAGGAATAACGACTTCGGTCTACCAGGTTTGCCATAAATGGAATAATCACGACGGTGGGACTTAGTTCCGGTCTCTCCGCCCATCGTAGCATTATATCCATAATCCGGGTCGATAGAACGAGCTTCGGTGATAAGCTCGATTTCTCGAAGAGCGCGCAAATCGTTATCGATCATCTCGGGAGAGTCATCGACAATCTTGAACTTAAAGTTATCCCAACCGTCATCAACCATCGCCTTGACGATAACCTGAGAGTTCTTGTAGCACTTTTTCGATTTGCATGCTCTTTTGTATGCTGTCATGTACTGTTTGAATCGTGCGGTTACATCATGTGTACTACCGATGTAAACTTTGCCATTTTTCGTATTCGTGATCTTATAAACTGCGGGGAGTTTTTCCTTTTTCGACATTTGTCAGTCACCTCCTTTCTATAAAATTGTTATGTGGATTATATAAATAAAAGTGATGGGTGAGCCTTGTTCGACGGCGATACGGTCGCGGTAAAGGCCTGCTGGACAAAAGAATCAAACGAAGATGCTGAACGATACATTTCTTCATATGCATATATAATCGATATTCAAGGTAGCTCTATGCGTGCAATGACCTTAATGGGTAACGATTTCATTCTGAACCAGTACATTATGACAAAGATTCCTAACGATATCAAAGTAACCGAAGACTGCAATAAGGTTGCTCCTAAATACGTCATCTGAAAAGAAAAAAATAAATTGCCCGGGGATTTCTCCCCGGGCATTCTTTCTTGGGTTGATCAAGGATTAAGACTCCAGAACGCCGCATGTCTCGTGATCCATGATAACACCTCCTCACCTATATAGGATAGGCAACCAATAGAAGAGAGTACTTTATCATTTCTTCTCTTCATGATTATAGTATATAGGTGAAACTTCTCTCAGTTCAGATTTTGATCAAGTCTTCTTTTTGGTCAACTTCTGCTCCGGGGAAACATATGAATGCCGTATTGTATCCCTGGTAATAACTGGGGGACTGGGTGACAATGAATGCTTGAGTGAGTCCAACATATTTCATCTGACTGGTAAGGATGTTGATAAATCCTCGCTTGCCCTTGGGATTCAGTGTATTGTCCATCTCATCCCCCGTATAGATCCCATAACGATCAACAAGCTTTGACAGAATAGCCAAAGAGATAGCCACACTGATAGTAGCCTGCTGTGCTGAGGACGAGTAGGAAATATCACTGCCCTCGCTGCCATTGTACACATAGGGGATAACGAACTCTTTGTCCGTTATTATGAACTCCTTAAGATACAGCTTCCCATCAAAGGTATTCAAAAGCAGCTGGTTAGCAATCGTGCAGATGTCATACATGTAGATACCAATAAGCTCTTTACGAATACCCTTACCCGGGGCAATGATACTGCGGATAACGTCGATAACGATAAAGTCCCGTTCGACCTCAGCTTTTTCAATCTTTAGTCGACGTACGGCATCGAGATCAAGCTTGGTCTTCTCACGCTTGGGATCTACGACTCTGATCAAATCATCAAGCTCTTTGATAATAGCCTTCTGCTCCTTGCTCTTGTCAAGGAGCTCTTTGATCTTTTCGATCTTGTTTCCCTGGGACTCGGCTGCTTCAGCCGCTTCCAGATGTGATGCCATCAAGGAACGATATTCCGCTATACTATCGGATACGTCCTTCCAGGCATCCCGGCACCGGCGATAACGTTCCTGCTGTTCCTCGCTGATACGCAGATGCATCTTGATCTCCGCAATTGTATCTCTGAGCAATGCCCGATGGCTATTGGCTTGATCCAGCTTACTCTGAAGCAGATCGCGATTAGTTCCATACACCTTAGCCATTTCGATGGCATGTTCAACCTCGGGGAGAAGCTGCATTGTGATCTTCAGATACAAATCCTTTTCAGACAACACTACAGCTAAATCTTTTAAATGCATGATGTCAAGAACCGCGCTCCAGGAGCCATTCGCTATTGCCGAATAGACTTCGGATATATCCGTCAGCCCAAAGTATTTCTGAATGAGATCCCAGTTAGCGGACAGAAAACTGACGAGTTTCTGGGCATCTTCGTGGATGATAATCCGTTTGCCCATATCGTCTTCTTCCTTTGCGAGGTCCGTGAGTTCAATGCAGGACTCTTTGTAGTCATGGGTCAAAGCTGCGATTTCATCAGCGACTCCTTCGTACTTCAAAGCATTGGCAATAAATGGACATGTATCGATCGTACAGTTCTTGGGACGTTGATCCAAAACAGACGCAATCTTCCGATACTGCTCTTTCTCGATGATCTTACGATACAGCTGATCCTTCTTGGCTGTCTTGGTAACGATAGTAGCCTGCAGCTCTTCAACGTCTCGGCGAGCATTTGACGAAAAGATATTCCAATCAGAACTTCCGAAGTAGTCTGACACAAGCTGACCGTACTCGTCGTACAATGCCTGAATCATGGCATCAATTGTTGAAACGGTTCGAGAAAACGCGATGATCTCGGTATACGACATATCCTTATACCTATCGGGATCTTTCGTGTACTCCATGGCTTGAATCTGAGCCAGATACTTATTCCTGGTTTCATTGAGGGCATTGATGTCCTGAGTCTGAATGCTGTAGATGGCCGACTCTGTAGACATAATCTCATTTTCAGTCCTATGGAGTTCATCTCTCAGCTGAGCTTCCCGATCCTTATTCGATGCTACAGAAGACTGGCTGTAAGCCAGCTTCTTCTCATAGTGCATTATATACATCGGAACTTTGTCGATATCCGCAAAGTTGATGCTGTCAGGTCGTACCGGTTCAACCCCAAGTGAATCATACAGCCGCATGATTTTTCTAAACAGTTTCTCGATTTCCGTGTCGTATGTGGACAAACTCGCAACCATTGCGTTGTACTGGTCGATAAGCTTATCAACGTCTTTGCCTTCGGTGAGCTCTTTCAGTCTGCCCTCATACTTCGCTAACGTTTTGATGCTGTCCTCGCGATCATTGGTATACCGCCTCAGCTCGTCAGTCAGTCGATCCATGTCGGCCACAAGAGAATCTTCATCTCTGATAGCAAGGATCTTCTGAGACAAATTCCGAATGATGTTGCGGAGCTCTTTGTACTTATCATTCACGATATCAAACGCAACCTCATATCGCTTCGTGTTCGGCACAAGGGTTCCTACATTACGTTTTCGTTCAGTGTCCGTCATTTTAACGATATTCGCGATTTCTGACGTGTATGACGCGAATGTAAGGTATTCTTTGGTCAACCCAAAATAGGTATACAGCAGTGCCTCATATGAACTAACATTACCGCTCGGATTCAACTCAATCGGGTCTTCACCAAGCTTAGTCATCTTCAAATAGCAGCAAGCTGTGTGGTTCCCATCTTTCTTAGGTCTATAGATACACTTGGAAACCATCTCCGTTCCGTCGGTTCCAAGGTACTTGCGGATAACGCAACCCTCTTTGCCCGGAATGACAAATTTGGACCGATCGCCAATGGGTCGGTACCACGGGGAAATGAGGTTCAGAAATGTAGATTTTCCAGAACCATTATCGCCGATAACACAGAAGACATCCTTATCCAAATAGTCTTCCAGGTTAATTTCAAACGTGTGCCTTCCGAGACCACTATAGAATCCAGCAATATTGGTGGCTTTGAGTGCAACTAACCGATACATACATTTAACACCTCCAAGCTTATTCTGGTGTTCAATTGTATTTAGATGAGTAAAAGAAGGACCGGGCATTCCCGGTCCAATTTTTCGATGTGACAAATCTTTCACCTATATATTATAACTTTGAAGCCAGTAGAGAATAAGAATCCCCGGGGCCGTGACAGGACCCCGGGGATCTTTTCCTGCTGTTAAAACTAGTCAGGAGGTGAAAGTGGTGAATAGTTTCTTGGAAGCTATTCGAAATCTCCCGGATAATCCCGATGAGCATATCGCTCATTTAGGGGTTGAGGAGATCAACCAACAAGAAATGCTTACACGTCGTGAGCGTTTCGACCCAAGTTGGTTGACCCGTGGCCGGCCGATTGTTAGGATCGGCTGGTAGGTATAGGGTTGCATATAAAAGGGGGTGATTACAGAATCTGTAAATGAAAGAAGGTGATTCCGATGCCTTAAAACGGCCTACCCCAGCAAAAGAGATCGTGAGCTTCACACGATTTCTTTTTCTATATTATTGTCTATGTGAATAAAAACAAATCCACCACGTTTCCTTTCTAGTTATATACTATAGCGTTGAAGCCAGTAGAGAATAAGAATCCCCGGGGCCGACGCATGGCTCCGGGGATCTTTTCCTGCTGTTAAAACCAGTCAGGAGGTGAAAGAAATGAATGTGCCGTCATTTAAAGACGCCATCCGGAATCTTCCGGACGAGCCAGAACGGTACATTACCTTCGCGGGCAACCGCGAGGTTGATGCGCAGAGCGCGTTTAATACGCATATGGCGCAGTATCCCTCGCGGTATGCCAACGAGGGTAACTACCCGATAATCAGGATCGGTTGGTAAAAGCCAACCCGTTCTGAAGAGGAGGTGATTCTCATGAACTGAGCAAAGTGAATCTGAAATAAAGAAAGAAGGTGATTCCGATGCCTTAAAACGGCCTACCCCAGCAAAAGAGATCGTGAGCTTCACACGATCTCTTCTTTTTCCTGATTATAGTAGTATTATACCGTATCAGTTGAAATCAGCCCTTGGGTTCGTCATCGTCGGTAAGCCCGATGATAGTAACCTTCCGCTCGTTAGGGGCCTTGTCGGTAGTGGTCCGCATATTCCTGGTTATCTCGTCGAGTTTCTTTTTCTCGGCATCCGCTGCGGTGTCGATGATTGCCGTGTTGCGGCACGCCTTATTGAGATAACCATCAATCTCCTGGACCGCCTCGATATGGTTCTGGTCTCTTTTGTTCCTATCCGCCTCAGCATACATAAGCTTGCTGTGCAGTTCGCTTATCATATGCTTAAACGGAATGCCCTGCATTTGGCCATCGTCGTCCGTCTCAAAGAACTGTCCGACCTTGTCGTAGATTTGCCCGAATGCTGTATCTTTGCTTCGAATCTCGTCGATATACTGCATCGGTATGTCACTGCAGAGAGCTTCGAGAATCTTCGCGTAATACGTATTCGCTTTGCCGTCTACGGCTTCGATGTAACAACGGCCAGAATACAATCTGGCCGTTAGTATGGTTTGAATCTCTCGAATGCGATCAAGCTTCCATGCCATCTGCGCCGGGTCTTTGCACTCGGCAAGACTGATCAGAAGACCCGACAGAATATCCACCAGCTGGACGGCACGCTTCAAGTCGGCATCGGCCTCCTTGAGCTCCTGCTCTTTGTCGTCCAACGTGATGTTACAGATCTTCTCGATCTGGTGAACCGTGATAGTATTCGCCGCGCAGACGGCCAATCCGATGGCCGCGGCAGCACTGGCGATCAGGCTCAACACAATAACCACATCATTAATACTCATCACTGGTCCTCCTCTGTAGTATCTTCATCGGCACTCATGCTTGAATTCGTCTCATTGATAGCCAAGGCTATCTCATCCGAGATATCAATAAGATCTTCGGTGTTAATGTCAAAGGGAACCCCGCTCGGATAGGTAACCAACATCTTACCAGCAGGGATTGCCATCGGATGCATCGCGTGGGGTTTATCGCGTATAACGATTGCGCACTCACTTTGCCACACATCCATATACTCAGTGGCCTTGTTCATGGACATTGCCAGGTTGTTGTTGATACCTCTCCTGGCGTTGTTCTTGGTATTAGACCGCTCAGTGCCCGGTCTGCGATCGACAGCTAACATTTGCAGCCTGCGGCCATACGGTTCGAAAGGAGCAGCCTTCAATCTGATCATCAACTTGACGATCTTATTCAGACTATCATCGGCAACCCGAATCGGCGGCTTGTATATATCAGCTCCGGCGTCGGTTGCAGCCAGATCGCTGTCGATAAAGTCACCCAGGTCGAACTCCCCGCCCATCGTAGCTGCAATAAGATCCTTCTCTCTGCCGAGTCGATATTCCTCGGCATCCTTTTTCGTTTCAGGACGGATGATAATCTTCTTGTAGCGGTCGCGTCCGATCTTCTTGAAGTAGATCCCAATCTTCGCCGTGTTGTAGCTGAACGTATCGTCGACGATACCCCTGAACGGAAACAGCCCACGAGTCAAATCGGTCTCATACTGGTATGCCACACCCTTCTTCAGTACTAACGGTCCTCTGACCTCAACCGCCTTCCACGGATACGGTTCAACGTGATAGAAGATACCGTCGATGAATGCGGATTTGGACAGAAGTTTAACGGACTCCATAGGACACACCTCCTTCCTACAACATATCGTTAGGCCTCCAGTCAAATGGTTGGGGCCTCGGTTGTCTGGACTCTTGCTTTGGTGTAGGAGTGGAACCATTCACCAGGATACTCTCGATACGATCGAGCTTCCTGTTGATAGCTTCCATCTCATCTACGATTCCTGCAGACAGCGCATAGTTGACAATGTCAAGATGATCTATCAGATCGATGATGCTCAGGGCCTCGATGTGATTGATCTTACCAATCTCAATTTCATCGACGATAAACGCTATCCCTTTGGTGTACTTCCCTTGTCGGTCTTGCGTAACATCCGGAAGAATGGTCATCGCAGTATGATACAGCGACAACCTCCTGGAGTACGCGATTGCGTTCTTTCGGTCAATATACATCACACCATCGGCCTGTGTGAACAGTTTCTCTTTCTGGAGATTCTGGTACACGACAGACAGGCTTGATGTAAACCGATAGAACAGGGAGAGAGGGATCCAAGCATTCGGTGTGCTTTGACCCCTCCCTCTGATTACAACTGCGATTGTCGGATTGAAGATCAGAGATTCGTTCCCGACTTTGGAACGGTACCTCGTGATCATAGGCTGATCCGGTTTACCGGATGTCTCTGTGGTTCTGTTGGTCTTGGATTGAATGATCAGTGCGACGTTAATCTGTTCGCAGTCCAACAGTGTCGTGATGAGCTTCATTCCTTGGCCACTTCCTTGTTAGCCGACTTAATGATGTCCGGCTCGTACGTGTTGATGAGCTCCTCCTCGAGCTCAGCCTTGATGGTCAGCAAACGGAACTTGAAGATCACGTTCGTAACCAACATCACCAAGGCGGAGATCGAAATGAGGCTGGCTCCGACCAACTTAAGGATGTCCCAAATGGTCATATTCTTACCTCCTTTCTATTCATATAATATATACCCAACTAGTCAACCCGTACGATCTTACCAGTTCGCGAGACTTTGATAAGCTCAGGCTTACGTTTCTCATACTGCCGGTAAGTTTTGATATACGCGAAGTTAACCAGTTCGATATACCACACCATTGTGCCGTCAGCAAGTTTCCTTGCCCGTCCAGGAGTTTGAGTTGCCGCTATCCAGTTGGTATAGGTTGACACATTGTACACATGCTGAACGCCGGAGATATCAGCACCGGTGCCAAGAGAGCTTCCGGTCGCACAGATAATTCTAGCTTTAAGAGCCTCAGTCTTTTCGGCCTTTTTCATTCCGCCATAGTGATTTGAGCATTCCCCCGGGAAAACTGTTTCAGCGAGTTCTTTAAGATACTTGGTACCATCGACCGTGGAGCAGAGAATCAGAATCTTGTTGTTCTCCTTTAACAACTTCTTGCTCCACTTAAGCATTCCAATCAAGCCATCGACAAAGCTGGATTTCTGTTCATCGGGGGCATTGAACAGAACCTCTTCATACTTCATGGGAGACAGCCAGCCCTTACGCTTATTCGGAATCATCGCACTTTGTTGTTTGGCATTCGGTACAAAGTCGTATCTTTTGATCATGACATTGATGTGCTCTTCAGACTTCTGTACAAAGTTATCCCCGTACTTAGGCATATTCTTGAACAAGCACTTAAAGATCCACTGTTCCTTTTGCTGAACACGCCCAGGGGTTGCAGACATATAAAAGTTCATATGAAAGTTACACAGCGCTTCTACCATTGTGATAGCTTTCATGTCTTTATGAACCTCGTCTACAATTTTCACATAGCAGTTAGTTTCCCTAAGCATATCCATAGTTTCTAATGGACCATAATGTTCACAGAACGATACAATCGTATCGATTGAGAAGATGAACACCTTCACGTTATGACGTTTTCCCTCAAGGATCTTCTTGCATTCGTTACTTCCCTGTACAATAAGAATCTCGTCGTCTTTCAGGTTTGTGAACTCGAGATACGCATTTTTCCACTGTGTAAGCAGTATTCCAAAGGGAACGATCACGATTGTTCGTGCTTGCATGAAGCAGCCTGTAGCTATTCCCAAGAAACTCTTGCCAGACCCAGTACGAGCGGTTATCATCATCTGGGTGTAATAGCTGTTTCGCTTGTACTCATCCTGACTGCACATAAACGTCAACCCAACTCGTTGGAAATCATCACGGGGAGGAGTCAACAGTTGGATGTCTACTTTATCAGCAGGATATGCATCGTTTATGGGCTTAACCATATAGCCCTTGAAGTACATGGCTAACCGGCTGGGATCGTAACCACGATTAATCCTGAACTCCTTGAGCTCCGGGATATAATATCCGCCCATCATAGTATACTTCCACCGGCAGTCATCAAAAACCGAGAGATCTTTTTCAAACTCCCTACAATCACCCATAGTGTAATCATGGATTGCGATGTATCCGTGATGGAACGTTATCTGTTTATCATGAACCCGATGAAGCATCAGCTCAGTGCTATACTTTTTCGGTTTCAGCTTATAGAATTCATCATTAGCCAAATTAATTCACCGCCTTATGTATAGTGATTTCTGCCGATGAATCAAAAAAGATGCGGGGCCGAAGCCCCGCATCAATGAAGCTGAGCTTACTCAGCATCGCCCGCCTCGGCATCCACCACCGGGGCTGCATCAGTCACAGTCTCGGAAGCCGGCACGGACTCCTTGTTCCGGGCCTTCTTCACTCCGCTGTTCCACCGCAGGGTGCGCTGGTAGCTCGGGCCGCGGTTGGGATCCATGCAGTACACGATGACAGCGCCGGTGTCGTTGGGCGTGATGTAGGCCTGGGCAAAGTACATCGGAGTGCCGGTATCCTTGTCCGTCACGACGACATCAGTGGAGAGCCTCTGGTGCTTGGTGTTGTCCTCGTGGAGCATCCGGGCAGAGCGCTGGACCGGCCAAACCTTGTAGCCCTCAATGGGGCCATCGGCGGCGGACAGAATGCTGGGCCAGGTAATGTTGAACAGATCGAGCACCGCGTCAGCCTGCTCGGCGACGGGAACCGCCAGGAAGTCCTCGATGCACTCCTTCAGGGCATCCAGCAGGGCGTTGGCGACGGGATCGACAGGGACGACGTTCTTCTTGGGCTCAGCGGCAGGTTTGAATTTTTTGCTCTTCTTCATTGTAGTTGTCTCCTTACTGTAGATTATAGTGTGAATATATAGCTACCCAAAGATCGGGGTTAGCCCATAGTTAGGGATCTTCGCGAATGAACCAGTCGTACGAAGACGTTCCAGTCTTATCGTAGGTTCCATGCGCTCCAGCGATCTGTGATCCTGACTCACGATAAAGAACGCTGGTCAGTGCCGACGGGCCATTCTGAATAGACTTTGAAATACTGTTGAAGGTATACGTCGGATTCGGATCGTTCCAGTCAACGGCCTGCCCATCTGGCGTACTGATCATCTGTGACACCAACATCTCGGTCACATAGTCAGGTATCGATACGCCTCCTGCCAAGAACAGCGGATTCAAGCTATTCATACAGTCATCGTAAGAGGCGTAGTTCTTAATGGTGTTGGTGTTGAACATGATCGACTCCAACTCCAGTAATGGAGCAGACAACTCTCGGTTCTTATACGAGAACTCAAACAGACAATTCGGAATCATTTCGCCATCATCGACTATATCGCTGAATGGTATGCGAATGACATCATCGTCCGCCTTATATCTTAAAGCTGGCAAGAAACAATAGTCGTTGAATTCAGGACTCAGATAGAGCGGGGCCCCGTTCTTCTCAGCAATCGTGATCCGGCTGTCATCACGATCGTCGTAGACAATGATCTCGGGAAATTCTCGGTCAAAGCTTCTGGACTCACCGTCCTGATTCTTCTTCATGGAAGCCAGCGGAAACTCCAGAAACAGATGCTCAAACTCAGTCTGAGCCTGAGTTACGGATTTATCGAGAACCTTCCACATATCCTGGGTTTTCGACGCTTCCAGTATCGGCCGGTTAAAGGAAATGGTTCCATTACCGAGAATGAAGAATCGGTCAAAGGACTCTTCAAACTCAACCCGAACGGTATTCGTGATCAAGGCATGTTTGGCCGATAGGAGCTTTTGCTCAATGGCATCGGATGACTTTGCCGCAGCTAAACGACCAACATGGACATCACAGTTGAGAGACGCCATAAGCTTCCCATAACAGGCCGAACAGATATAGCCTTCTTTTCTCCTCGGATGCGTACAGGTAATAGGCGTCTTGATCTGCAGAGTCCTGCCAACGAGACTTGAGTTGTTTGCGTCGATGATAAAGTAGGTGTCGTCCGTTCCGGGAACCAACGCTACTCGACCATCGAGCTTCTGCAAATCCTTCATACTGGTGATATGCCTGGTTCTATAGTGCTTGCTGTCGCATTCATAGTCCGGGTCAACATGTGCCACTGGTGACATCAGCATCATCAACGCCCGTTCAAGCGTTCCGGCATCAGAGACATTCAGCTTCGTGATCTCAGCTTTCCGACCGCCGTGGGCATCGATGGAGAATGCACGAATATCCCGTGTACCCATAATGATATTCGTATTATAGGTATAGGGGATCGTGTTGCCCTCAAGATCCGGTTTGAAACACATGTGGACCGCATACTCGCGGAACTGCTGGGCATTGAACAGATTGTTCCTAGTATATACCGAGATAGCAAGATCGTTCTGCTCACTGATAAAGTCCAGCAGATCCCTGGTGCGATTCATCGTCAACGCTTCCAAATCCGTGGGACTGATCCCTTCGGGAATATCGAAGTTACAGGTGATAGACCTCATCGCTTCCGCACTTCTCTTCATGGCTTCGATGAAATCATTATTGGAAATGCTCAATCCCTGGCGATCTCCGGCGATATAACACCAGAGATTAAGCATATATTTGGAGAGCTCGATACACTCACAGATCTTCCGCATGTTAGCAAGAGGCCGTACCATCTCGATGCACTTATCGATCTGGGACGCCCAGCCATCGGCAGTCCACTGCTCCGGAATCCAGGGCTGCCAGTCATGCAAATCCGCACCACACTCCACCGGGATGAGGAGCAGGGTGTAGTTAATGAAGAATTTGTAGAGCGTCAGCTGGAACGGTTCCTTCTGTCCATCGTACACCCGGAACTTGATATACTGCCCCATGGTGTAGATACCAGTCTTCGTATCACCGAAGTGCTTCTTGTAGTGATCGATGATCTTCCGGCAGTTGAACTCGAAATCCTCCATACTGTGCTCGTGCACATCGATAACCTGATTCAGAGCGTAATAGGTAGAACGCTCAAAGTTATCAGTATCCGCAGTGGGCTCGAAAAGGAAGATCCGGTTAGTCCACCTTTTCTTCCTCTCCTTCTTCGTGAGAAGCGGTTTAACGAACATTCCCCGATACTCACTGGGCCTTGCCATAGCCCTTCTGGTCGGTCGAATCCGCTTCCTGTTGGGATCTATGATCCTCAGATCACTTTTCTCCATGGGTATTCCTCCTCTATATTCTTCTGTTATAGTATATATACTAAATGAAATACGTCGTATATCTTACAAAGAACAGAAGAACCGCATCGCTTCGTCAACCGCGCAAACCTCTGTGGGAATCATCAGCTGTCCATCCCTCTCCTGATGCTCGTAATCCACAACAATGATGGGACAGGCCACGATGGTCTTTACGTCATTACAGAGCCGTTCGCGATTGATCAATCCCTCGGTATCAGGATACTCAGAAATCAAGTCATCCCATAACGAATGGTTCATCATGAGGCGCTCAATCCGCTTACGATTATACGTCTTCGTAGCTGCCGGTCTGACTTTGCCGCTGATAAAGAACGGCAAGTAGATATAGTTACGAGCGATGAGATCGCGCTTCATGATCATGATAAGCTTTATCATATCCGGGAACTGGATGACGTTGGTATCCTCGGCACATCCCATGGCAGCCGCGTAATACAGACGCATGATATACACCTGCGTGTCATCAGGAGGCCTCTGGATGTTATCCCTGTAGTAGGCATATTCCTCACGCAGCTTTTTGGTTGCCGCGATATCCTTGGGGTTGTTGGATTCCATTCGCTTGAAGTCCAATCCAAACTCTTCACCCAAGCGATTAAGCGAATCTGTCACCGAGACATCAAGCCTGATCCGATCCTTCTGGCTGTGATAAGAACTATCGGTCTGCCAACGATCCCACCGGGACTGTGTTTCATTGACAGAATCAGAAGGAGTCATACTCATCTCAATGAAGTCATGCTTATCGGTCTGAATCAAGGTGTTGCGAATCGCCTTATCCATACACACATGGATGAAGATGATTGCGGACTTACTGAAGATGGCTTTCTGACTGATATCAGTAACAAAGTCACGCATCAGTTCGTTGGTATACGATGTAGGAGTTGTACCAACACGCTTACGGCGCTCCCACATCGCACTCTCTTGATTTGTCTTCGTGATTCTAGTGGTACTCGTGTGATACAACTTGTTATACAAGCATATGTCGTACACTTTATCGAACACCGGTATGAACGCGGTGAACGTGAGATAGTACAAATCCTTATCAGACAAGTTCGCTTTCTCTAATAATCTCTCACGAACGTTGCAGTAGTGCGAAACCAGGGGGATCGTGAATTTATGCAAACACGACACCCCCATGATAGCTTTTAAGTGCTCTATGGTCAACTGGATAGACTCGTCGTAGACACGATCAGCCTTTTTGATCAGATTGTCATCCACATTGTGCTCTACCATCCGCACAAGTTTATCCACCATACTGTCAGTGGTGAATGCCGCGAATACTGTTTCAACAAAGGCAATTGGATCTAACTCCAGAGATTCCAGCATAATTGCAAACATAACCTCGAAGTAAGCCCGCATCAACTCGTCGTCATCGTCGAAATACTCGATGAAGTAGTTGATATACCTCAACGGATTCGTGATATTGTTGATGAACGAAAGCTTCTTCAGTGTTGCATAAGAGAGCCGTTCGATAGCCGGGTTTACTCCAGCATCGTTCAGGTTATTCCGATAACCCTCGAACACCTGGCTGAACTCAAACTGCACTCTCTTGGTAGTGTAGACATATCCGCCCTCTTTGACGATCTGCTCCATGTGCACATACTTGCCAACATGAGCATCTTCGTACCAGGCATTCGCTACCTCGACGGACGGGTTCTTAATATCCTTCTCCTTTATGCCCGCATCAATAAGCGGGATAGTACGGTCTTTTAACCGCTTTTCCAAAACAGCCTTAGTGATACTAAAGTCCTTGTTGATGGGAATCTGTTTCGGCTCTTCCAGCTGGGGAGATCCCAGAAGGTCCGCAAACGTTCCCTTATTCTTTTTCTTCTTTTTGCTCAACAGTAAACTCCCCTTTCATACTGTCCACTCATATAATATATAGATGGATTGGCGGCTTTAGATTACACGCGTTTCGGAGACTTGGGCTTTTTCATTGTGGACATACCCGAGCTCTTACTTGCGGTTTTCATCGTCACAGCTGTTTTCGGCCTCTTTAAGCCTTGCCGATTTTTCTGTGCTATTCCTTTCTCATGCTCAACAAAGTCATCTTTGACACGTTTCTGCTGAGCAGCCTTTGCAGATTTCTGATCCTGCTCTGCGCGCTTCCTCTTGATCATCAAACGTTCGAAATCTTCTACTGAAGCTACTACTTTCACCATTGCAACCGCGTGGTGATTGTGCATAACCTCAGCGAAATTCATATGGTCCATTAAATAAAACAGACCAAAATAAATCGATTTGTCAGGAAGAGGAATACCCATCGGATTTCGTGTTACCGGTTCATCATGCACAGGCTTTTTGCCAAGAGCCTTTTCCGTACCAGGGATAAGCATACGCTCCCGCGGGAGTTTACCTCTTAATGAGTCAATCATCATTGAGGTATTTTTTGCGGGTGCATTACTGGGTGCCCAGTGTGCGAACACATATGCAACCGAATACACGAACGACGGGCAGTTAGAAAAGAATTTCACATCGCAGTCGCGGAAATCAGCGGCGGAGTTACCCGCCGTCAGCTCAAAAAGAATATCGTAGAAGAAATTGTCAACACTTTCAGACGGTTCCTTGATGTGCACAATAATCCGATTCCCAGGAACCACGTTATATGTACTGCTCTGAAACTGTTTGTCGGATTTGATCAGCCTGTCATATCGCTCCCTATATCCTTCAATGATACCCTTTGTGTTGAGCTTGATACTGCCTTTAGCCGGTGAGAATGTCTCCTGCATGAACTCATCAATCTTCACTACGCTAACACCCCCATTATTAGGAGTGTTCACTGATGTATTAAAAAGAAATAGGTATAAAAGGTGGGTATCGCATCAACGCGATACCCACCCAATATTGTTTACTACCACAAGTCTTCGGCACTGGCATACAGATCCCGCGCGTCGAACCCAATACCAGGAACAATCTCCACTCGAATACCATTGGTAAAGTTCTTGTTCCTAATAGCCACGAGATCATAGCGCCCAACAACATAAGCCGGGCTCATACCACGAGAAAAGTTCTCAATGATGGGTTTATCCGGAGCGGATGTGCACAACTCATCAATGACCCGATCTATGGCAACCGGGAGACTAAGTCCAGCCGCAGGTATGACCGGGCAGATGGCATCTGCTCTGGTTTCAACATACATAGCTGCCGCCTCCGATCTTAACCATTGGTGATGAAATTGTTCATGAATCCAGTGCGGCCAGAGATGTGGAATACTTTGGTCAGCGCCAGCTCAATGGCAAGAGTCGAGTTCTCCAGAATTGCCTTAATGGAACCATAGGGCTCAACAATCTCCGGGTAAACGGTAACCGGTATGATGTCGCCCCTTTCATTAGGAATCTTAACGGTGATCGTAGGCGGAGTTTCATCATCCGCGTGCATGTCATACAGGAAATTGAAATCCGCGATGTGCTTATTGGATTCATTTCCGGACAAGTAACTGTAGATCTCGTTAACCGCACCCTGAGTTTTGCCCGTATAGTTCTGAACCAACAGAGCCAAGGTATCAGTCACTGCTTCGATAAGAACACCGCGGACCCTGTAGTCGGCAGTGTCGCTGCCGATAGCATTGAGAATATCCAATGTATGCAGCAACGAATTTCCGTATAAGACGCGCTCCTCAACCGCAGTGGCACTGGACACAATCGCATCCAGAACCAACTCAAATTTCCGTTGGCTATCCTTCAGCAGGCTGGAACCAACCTCAATGTCAATGAACATCTGGAAGGATGTGCGCATACGCCGCTGTAGGGCAGCTCTGCGAATCGAGGATTTCTCTGTGCGGAGCTCCAACCGCAGATTGTCATACCGCTTCTGCGCATTGGGGCCAAGAGGCTTATCGATGGCCATACCCTTTTTGGGATCAAACATCAACGGATACGGATGCAAAAGCATCTGCTGCAGCTGATTCAGGCAATGAGGATCAATATCCAGCGCCTCCAGCTCGTCAATCCTATCGCCATTAAGCCAACCAGCCGAGATATCAAATGCATGGTAGAGATAAGTCTCGAAGGTGATAGGATTAACCACCGAGTCCATTCCAACTTCATCGGTAATGATCATGGCGATATCCTGCAGCTCTTCGGGCTCCATATGCCGGTATTCATCCATAGTCAGGATTATCAAGTTGTTCAGGTTGGCGGGGTTAATCTTCATCATCTTAATCCGATTGGATGCCTCCCGCAAGGATCGCCTGGTAGCTTCGGTTGTACCGTGACAAATGATGGCGTAGGACAGATCCAGCTGTTCGGTAGGTGTGACACGCATAGTACGGGTCATCATTCCCATGAACACATCCTCGTGTGCAACATCCAGTATGCCGTTGCAGTAGAATACTACCGCATGATCTACGGTATCAGGTACCGGACGAATGCTGAACTGTGTTGTAACCTTAATCGTAGGCCGGCTATACGTCGTGATGTTGAAGTCCGTGGAGATGTTGCTGGGCCGAGGAATGATGTAGGCTCCCTGGAGGATCGGATCCCTCAGGTTATAGTACAGCTTGGACGCCAACTCGGCATCCTGCGTGCAGGTATAGAGCATGGAGAACAACGAATCCTCATCGACAGCGAACGTTCTCTTATTCAGTCGATCAAGGACGACGGATATAAGCTCTCTCCAGGACTCTCTGGCCTTATTGATGTTGCACGGGAAATCATTGCGCTCAATGGCCGCTCTGGCATACTTATAGATATAGCAGTACAGAATAGCGAGGGTCGTACTGCCATCGCCAACGTCAACGCCCTGGTGATACGCTGCCTGGAAAATGATGCCGTGAATCTTACGGGCCAGCTCATTGTCGAACAACAGGGACTCCAGAACCTCTTTGCCATCACGGGTGTAGTAGGTCTGATCGTTCTTGACGATGAACGCATCCGTGGCCCCAGGGCCAAACATGCCGCCGATGTTGGCCAGGATCTCGTTGATCGTGGCATCAACGATACCCCTCATGCCTTCACCGCGGATAGAGTTACTCTGAATCATGGGAATCCGATCCATTATCATTTGCCTCCATTTCGTTTATCCGATGGAAGTGTTGTGTAATACCGCCAAATGGATCGTAGAAACCGAACTCATGTTTGAATTCAATTTCCGCTAACCCGAACTCGCGGTTATACAGCGGGATGTAGCACTTTCCATTTCTCATTTCAAAGTTATATGCATATCGTCCAATGATGAACGATATTGGCCAATTAACTTTAGCGCGTATAAGTGTTTCTATCAGCTGGATAACATATTCGCTGCTGGAAGCGATAACCGCATTGATCTGATGCCGGCGAATAAGTTCTACACCGACATCAAGATTCAACGGATTATCAACTTCACATGCAATGACTTTGTTGTACCAGCTTGGATGATGCTTTTCGTGGGTATACTGAAGCAAAATACCAGTTACATCACGCCGGTCAAATACCACGTCAAAACGCAGAGAAATATCCGTAGGAGTAATCTTTCCATGTTCGGACAGATTCATATCCCTAACGTAACGCGTGTATTCATCCATAGTGACAATCTTAGGTGCATTCTCGAACATCTGATAGATATTGAACTCAGGCACTTTGGTCTGCATAAAATGGACCTGCTCAGCTATCCCCGATCTGACATTACGTAAGCTCCGATACTCCGGTTTCATCGATATGAACAAATCTTCACGCATACGAAGAGTATAGCGGAGCAGGTCAAAATTATGGTATCTGGTCACATCATGGTCAACAAGCAGCAGTCGGGTGGACTGCATCACCAGCGGAAATGTCCGAGTAAAATAGTCCTTTGCCTCAGAATCTATGACCTTCATATCAGGTGAACTTGCTCACATCAACGTTGGTCAGTCCGTCCATATCCATGGTAATATCGACAGGCTCATCCATAGATGCCAGGTACTGCTGAGCCATAGTGGTGGTGCCGCCGAAGGGAGATGTATTAGCAGTCGCAGGAGAGGCTCCCTGATAAGCCGCCGGAGGTGCAGCGTTGGTCTTTTCAAACGCACCAGAACGAGAACCCGTTGTGGTATTGCTCTTGGGCCTGAACGAAGTGGTCTGCTTGAGCTCGGCGTTTACGTCGATACCCATAGCGCCCATGATGGCAGAAAGAGCTTTAAACGTAGCCAGCTTCTCGCCATCGTGGATCACCGCCACCGCATGTGCCTGGGCCATGGTGAACGCTTTGGTGGCCTCTTTGACCATCTTGTAAAACTTCTTGAATTCGCCGAGCTTAGAGATGTCCTCCTTGGCAGCACCGGTCTGGTAGTTATAACCACGCAAGACTTTCACGCTGCCGAACGGATACACGTCCAGGTTCCCAGTGCGGCCGTTGCTGTCCAGATTCTTATACAGCGCCAGGTAGATACCCGGAGACATCCCGATCGTACTGCCGTTGTTGATCTCAACAACAGAATCCTGCCGGAGTCCGCATTTAATGGCCGTAGAAGTAAAGGTGCCGGTAGTCTTGATCGAATCCATGACCTCTTCGCAGACATCCTGGAGATCAGACAAATCGTTGAACCCGATGACCAATCGGAACGTCTGCGCATTCTTCCTGGTCTGCCAATCCATAGTAGCGCCGGGACCGACCGTCCCAATCTCCAAGCTGGCATTCTTGCCCCAGTAGTTAAAGGTCAAGAACTTACCGGCCTGATTGTTGTACACCGTGGGCCCTCCAGTAGAGAGCTGCTGCTTCTGCGGCTGCGAATTGTTGCCGCGGGGATTCGTCGTATTGCGAGGAGCCGCCCCCGTTCCAAAATTAGTAGTGGCGGGGAAGCCATTGCCATACGCCATATAAATTACCACCTTTCTTCTTCATAGTTATCAGTATGTCGAATATTGCTTCAATTAAGAAGAGTCATGTTTTCTTTTCCAGTGTTTCAAGATCGACTTGATCCATACGCCAGCAAATCGGATGCCGGCTATTATCAAAACTGTTGTAGTCTTAAGACCCGACAGTTTCAACATCGACAGAATTATCGCTGTCGGTACAAAAGGAACTGGCCGTCTCCGGCTCAACCTCCTTCATGGAAACAGATTCTTCGGGTTTTTGATAACGATCTCCAGAGCTACCAAATACCGAGACACCGCAATAGGAGTTCGCATTGATGAGAGCCTTCATGAACGAACCGGCATAGTTCCAAAGATCCTCTATTTCGCCGCTGTTATCATATACAATGTCGTAGTATTTCGGATCGGTGCAGATAGCGGAATCTGACGAATTCGTCCAAGTGCTTGTGTTTACCTTAGGAGATGTAACAAGCATCTTTAAGCAGATCAGACCGCAGCTGGTTATCCAATCCACTATTGTATCGATGTTTTCCGTTTCTCTGCAGTATATGGCAATCATCGATATTTTCTTGCCATCATCAGTCAGCGCAGAGGTTAAAGCTGTGCCAACGGCGTACTCATTCGCCGAACCGTCAGTATTCCAGACTTCTTTGATATCATGAAGCAAGGTTCGATATGCGTCACCTTTACGCTCGATGATAGTCTCACTATCAGTCCGATGTTTTACATACAAGTAGTTGATCGGATCAAGAGACCGGAGCAAAACCTTAGCCGCATCTTTGACGGGATCTACGCAGGAAATAGCCGCGACACTCTTGCACTCACACATCTCCGCATACTCACGGCAGTAGTTCACAAACGTATCCTTACCAGAGGTCCCAACACCATTAACAACCAGTACGACAGGATACGGCCGCTCAATACACTCAGGATAGACTATCGCGCCGGGACCCTCAGGATCACCGGCACGAATAATCTCTGCGATCTTCTGAGCACGAGCATTGATCTCATCTCGGGTCAGATACGAATAGGACCCAAACGGGCAGCTATCCATAAATCAAACTCCTCCTTTATATTCGCACAATAGACGTATAGTAGTTCATTTTGTTTCCAGCATGGGTTGTACTGCCCTGCGAAAATCCCAGAGCTTTGTAGAGCTGTGTCATCAGCGACATGTTATTGTTCACCAAGGTCATGGTATCAATGATCGCCAAAACCCAATCAGGAACCACATCATACTCAACCGGGAGAGCAATCGCCGTGATACCTTTGCCCTTAACCATACGAGTTTTGCCGTCCTTGGTTACCTGATGATCACCGAATTCAGGATTGGTATCAAAAAGTTCCATAACCCGATTGTAGATATCCGGCCACTGTTCCAGAGCTGCTGCATCCTTTTTGTTTTTCAGTTGGACTTTAACGATCGTTACCGTACCCGGAAGTTCAATGCGCTCCTTATCCGGCATCAAGTAATTCCATACCCATACTGCTCGATATTGGCTGATACCGAACGGATTCTTATACGCATCAGGAGATTTCACCTTAATGGATCTCTTCAAGAATCCCATATCACCAGCCGCAATCTCCTCGGCAATCCTCTCCTGGAAATCGTAGATAGTTTTATAGGTTCTGACCAACGAAACCTTTCCATCTTTAGGCTGGAATATCTGATCCATCAGAATGTCCTTATATATAAACTCGGGTGTCTTTTCGCTTGCCGTGGACTTAAAGAAGCTGACGCCTTTTACATCCAACTTCGGCTTATCATATAAGTGGGCTTCCTGCCGCAGCATCAATCCGATATACGACTTCTTCGCGTACGTCACCAGTACGCGGCTGTAGAAGAATTCGTTCTTCATCTTGATATGCTTGCGGTCTTCTTTGGCCACATTCACATTATCCAAATAGTTCCATAATGTCGCGGCGATGGCCGATGATGCAAAACACGAGAGAACATTCAAGGCCTTAAGCTCATACGGACTAATCAAGCTTTTCTTCTTATGCTCACTACGTTTGATCAACTTCATTGGAAGAACTCTGGTGATCATAAACTTGAGAATAGGCGCATAATATAAAAAACAACTATCGGTATCATTCACAATAACCGTTTTGCGTCTTTGGTACCGTGCCCGGTCTTCATACCGATTCCAACTAAACTTGTAGTTCACAAACTCCACAACAAGATCACAGAGCTTATTCACATCATCTTTTATCTCAGCCGGAATATCATTCGGGTCAATGAATTCGCACTCACTGAATGCTATATCGGTGTAGATATCAGCGGGATATCGATTACATCTGAAGAAATCCCTCATGTTACCTTTATAATACGCACGGGTGCGAACCTCTTCAGACAACCCGTCAAAGATCATTCCGATCTTCTCTTCATCGTACAGACTATGATGAAGGAACTTGGATTCAAACCGCTTAATCCACTGCTTACGACCGGGAATAAAATTGATGACTGCTCTCATCGGAAACTTCCAATCAGGCTCTTCCGATGCGACATTGTTAATGTATGTGTAGAAGTCATCCATACGGAAAAATTTCACATTGTCGTTAAAAAAGTTCTCAAAGCACAGGATTGCTATCGACAGCTGACCACGACCGCAGGATGTAACGGACATGGCAGAGTGTACATTGAAGAGGAACGAAGAAGACTGACCCTCAGCGCCGTACCCTGAGTTTGCAGCCTTCTTATCATTTGCTTGCTGGATATCCTTTACAGATGCCAGGAACACATCTCCGGTGTCTAACGCGGCAAACTTTTCCTTCTTGTGAACAGCACGAGCATCGAGCATGTGCTCTTTGATAATCTCGACGTTCACATTCTTCTTCTCACTTTTCTGATAGAAATACACACCAGATTCAGCGATCAACGGCTTGTATTCCGATAGCCAATCTACAACCGATCCCAATGTCGTATTAGCTACAGTATTCTCGTAGCTGTTATACAGCATCGCCTCATGGTCAGTAAATCGCTCAGAGTAAGTCTTGATGACAAAGTCTTCAATATCACTTCTGGGCTTATCCGGATTCAATCTAGCCAAAGTATCAGTCATCTGCCGAATCCATTCTTCCTGAACATATTTACCAGGCGCTTCTGCCATAGGATCACCACCAATCTATAGTATTATCGAGCTGTCCTTAGATACTGAATTGCGTAAACAAACCTATAAAGCATCCCGAAATGTGGAGCTAACATAGTACTGCACATCCTTAAAGAAAGGGGTTTCAGATTACATGAACGTCATTAAGTCGCTGCGCGATTTTCAGTCCGGACGTATTACTGAGTCTGCGCTGCAGCAAGAGCTTACCACCGACGACGACATCCGCGAATATCTGGAAGACGAGGAGTTCATGCAGGAGTGCACGGCCCTGTGTCTGCCCGTCATTATCCAAGGAATGATGACAGATGATGATGAGATGGAGAAGATGGATGAGAGTGTGCGCGACGCATTCATCACCTGTCAGAACTACCTGATCGGCCAGGGGCTGCTCGATGAGGCGGCAGCGGTCAAGGTTTCCAATCCCAACATCAGCGTTATGCACCTGGGCAAGCAGGCTCGCATCAACTGGTTCCAGTCGATCATCACGCTGAAGATGGCCCGCAGAAGGAATTCTCCGGAGTACAAGAAATACAAGATCGCTATCAGACTGAAGAAAGAAAACATGAAAAAGATGAAGAAGAAGTTCGGCAAAGCGGCCGCGGCCTTGGCGAAGAAACTTGTGCCCAAGGTCTTCACGAACAGCAAGGTCAACGCTGTCGTTGAGTCAAAGAAAAAGAAGTAAACACAACAGGGAGGAGCGTCATGGCTCCTCCCTGTTAATGTCTTTAACATCCTCTATCTGCGCTGTATCCGATCAATAAATGATAGAACTACATGCTTGTCATATGCTGGCATAGTGGACATAAAGTATTCCGGATTATTTGTTTTGGCAACTCCCGGATCAAGCTTATATATTCTGCCAGGCTCCAGCAGAATGTTAAACCACACAGAGATGTTGCCATTGTTTGCCCAGTCAATGCAGTCATCTACGGTAGCTTCTTTTACGATAACGAACTCATTGAAACACATCTCAAAAACCGATGTGGCCATAACAGCTTTCTCTACAATATCAAAACCGAACGGCCGAGCCAAATATCCACGAATATATGCAAACGGATCAATATCCCAAACCCGCATGAATTCGTCTATTCTCTCTTGCTTCATTCGCATGATGACTCTGTCAGCTTTCTCAGCTTTTGTTAGTATCTGTATTGCCATATACAATCACACCTCCTTTAGACAATCAAGATTATACGTTTGTCCCATCGCGCATCAAAGGAAAAATAAACGTGAAATGTTTTATAGGGCCGGGCGGGAATTTCTCCCCGCCCGGCTTGATCGTTTGCCAGCTCCGACTGGCTTGCATTAGATCTATTATTAGCCGAGAAAGTTCTCATACTGGCTGATATAGAGTCCAACGATTTCGTGTTTAAATAATCCTCGTCCGTTGTTCCGCATGATGTCAGCAACATTATATACGTGCCTCGCAAGATACCAATCAGCTTTCGCCAACTGATAATAGTTGTAATCGAATTCACCTCCTTGTGAAGTTCTAACGTTATCAATGGCCTCGGCCATCTTATCGTTATTCAGTGGCGGGATTTTACCGCTATTGGTTAAGGGGAAGCTGTCTAATACCCGACAGCACAAATTGGTGTTGTCGCTGTTGTGGCACAGTTCCACGAAGCACAAGTGGCGGAATTCGGCAGACTTGCCACCGTAGGTAAAGTAGAGGCCCCACTTGAACGGGACCCACTGCTGCCCCGGCTTCTGGAGGCCAAGGCAATCCTCATCGGAATCGGACTCATCCTCAGTCTGGTCTGACGCAACCTCCGCTGATGCAGCGGTCCAGAGCTTGTACGCATACTCCATCGCGTATTCGGCTACGTGGTAGTGATACACCTCACGGTTTTTGTCCGCCCTGATGATCTCAGGTTTCACGATATCCAGCGTGAGTCCTCTGGATGCGTTCCCTTCTACCATATAGTGCGACACAAGCTGATAGTCCCCTTTGGAGTATTTCAACACCGCAATAACATCGATGTGGTAATCCGCGCTCTTGGCGCGGACCACACCGTACCAGGTGTTGTCGTCATCCTCGGACTCCTCGTCCTCTACGAACTTGTACGCGGGTGCACCCAGGAAACGGCGCTTCAGCGCATCCGAAGTGCTGACGAGGTGGTTCTTGGCCAGGCCCATAACTCCGGCTGTTGCCTTTACCGCATCCATTATGGATTTGGCAATGCCGGCGAACTTGCCAGCGAACCGGAGCCCATCGACGACGGCCGCATCGTCGATCTCGAAGCTGAAGGTGTACTCCCAGCCTTCGGTGCCGATGAACCGGCGGGTGGAGGAGACCGTGCCACCGTTGAACTGCCGAGTCGCACCGATGTCAGCGGCCCTCACAGCGGCGGTACTGACCTCATTCATGTCGATGAGTCCCGGCCACGTCGCAGCGATGATATTGGTGATCTCGATGGTGGCGGCCTCGGCGGTGGCGCTCTTGAAGGTAAATGTGGCGTTCATAGTTCAATCCTCTCTGTCTACCTTTTACTTGTGTAGACTTAATGGGTCTTTATTGCTGCCCATCATAGCAAGCTCAACAGGTGAAAGGAAAGTCCTGTTGGCGATGAAGTAGGAGCTATACTATTTCTCCTCTTCATGATTATAGTATGTATGTG